AGCGGCTTGACCTTAACCAGCTTGCCCAAGTTGACCCTGCACTTGCTACTGCGGTTGTAGAGGGTCTGGCTGATGACCAGATGATCCAGATGCTGAAGTCTGTTTACCCAACGGTAAACGACAAGCGGGCAAAACAGGCGTTGAAGGATTTGCGGAAGACTGGTGTTGCCGAGATTCCAGTAAGCCGTCGGCAGGTGGATGCGCCGCTAGTTCAGGCTCTTACCCCTGATGGCGACTTCTTTTTCCCCTCCTACGTTGCTGATCCGCAGCGTGCCCCGTTCTGCTTTTGGCGCACCTATTTCACCGCCCAGGAGCTGAAGAACAAGGTTGCCACTGAGGGTTGGAATGAGGAGTGGGTGGACTACGTTATTGAGCACTACAAGGGCGTTAACGTGGACACCATTGGTCAGGAGAACAACACGCGGAAGACCCTGCTATGGGATGACGTTGTTTACGAGGCGGACGAACTGATTGAGGTGGTCTATGGCTACCAGCGTTTGATTGACCCAATCGACAATTCTGAGGGCATCTACTGCACGGTGTTCCACCGGGAGCTTTCGGCCAAGATGGGCGACGTTAAGCCCTATGCCAAGTTTGAGCTAATGAACGGATACGAGGACTACCCGGTGGTGGTTACTCGTCTTAGCGAGGCTTCCAAGCGCGTGTACGATGTGCAGAGCATGTCCGACATGCTGCGCGGCATCCAGTGGCAGGTTAAGGTGGAGCGCGATAGCCGCATTGACCGCAACTCGATGGCTACCCTGCCTCCGATCATGCACCCTGTGGGCAACGCCCCCAGCGATTGGGGACCGGGCCGCTTTGTGCCATACCGCCGTGGCGGTGAGTTCCAGTTTGGCCCTACGCCGCAATACAATCCCGGCTCCGTTGAAATGGAGCGCACGCTTATCGACGTGGCTGACCGGCTGGTTGGTCTCAGCGCAAATGATCCTTTGTCTGGGATTAAGCGTCAGTTCATTTTGGATAAGTTCCTTAGCCACGTTCAAGACGTGATTAAGATGACCTTCCAATGCTTCCAGCGGTTTGGTCCCGATCAGGTGTTCTTCCGCGTTACCGGCGTGCCCGATCCAATGCGATTCGACAAGGGCAACCCTGACGAGAACTTCGACATCGTTATTGCTTACGACGTTCTGAACTCCGATCCAGAAACGCAGGAGTCCAAGCTGAACCAGCTTGTAAGCCTAATGCAGCTTGATCGCAATGGGCGCATCAACCCAGACACCCTGATCGAAATGTCCGCTAACGCCATTGATCCAATTGCTGCTGATTCGATTCTTCAGCCGGTGGAGCAGGCGCAGCAGCAGGTGGTTAAGAGCGTTACGGATGACCTTACCAAGATCTTTGCTGGCATTGAAATGCCTGCCCGTCCTAACGGGGCGCAAATTGCACTGCAAATCCTCCAGCAGTACGCCCAGCAGCCTGATGTTGCACAGCGTTTGCAGCAGGACGAGTCCTTCCGTGGCCGTATCGAGAAGTACGCCGCGCAGTACACGTTCCAGATGCAGCAGTCCCAGAACGCCCAGATTGGTCGCATTGGAACCCAGCCAGCGGCTATGGGCAATGTGAACACACAGGCAATGCCTCAGTAGTAAATTATGTCACTAGAAAAATCGTTGGATTATTTGTCTCACGTTTCGCAGTTTGCGGACTTCTTGCAATCAATTAACGAAGAGCGTGAAGCCTGCATCTCCGCTCTGTTCGATGCTCCAACTGAAAAGATGCAACAAATCTCAGGCCAGATATTGGTATACGACCAAATCCTGAAGATGTGCAAAGCGGAAGACGTCCTGTTCAGGAAGCGTCAGAGCATGCAATAGGCTATTTTTTAATGCACCAAAAAGGTGCGTTATAATGTCCCATCGCAACCGCTCCGGCGAATAGAGAGCGCGAACTATGTCTAATGAAGTCCAATCACCCAACGCTGCGGGTGTCAAAAATGCAGTGGAACAGTCAGATAACCTTGCGTTCGGTATGTACGCACACCAGCGCAAAGCGGCCAAGGCGGGAGTTATTGGGGAGCCTAAAATTAGCTCCGAGGTAATTAACGCTAAGGTTATACAGCCGGTAACTCAGCAGGAGGTTGAGGAAAATCGTTCACAGGAAGCTCCTAAGAACGAGACCAGTAACGCGCCGAAGGCGGAGAGCGTTAACGAGTCCGAACAACAGCCAGCAGAGGAGTCGGATGTTCTTTCAAAGTCAAGTAAGGAAATCGACCTAGAGTCCATGTCAGAGCAGGATTTGCGCGAACTAGCTGAAAAGCTGGGCAGTCGCGCAGTAGCCCGATACGGTGAGCTTACCGCAAAACGTAGGCAAGCCGAGGAACAGCTTAATGCTCTGAAGCAGGAACTAGTTAAGCGGGATACGCAGAAGGATCCACTGGAAACCAAGAAGATTGAAAACAATCCTTTTGGCGACATTGATACGGTGGAGAAACTTCAAGCTAAAGCCAAAGAAGTAGACGAGGCCATTGAGTGGGCAGAAGATATTCTGTGGGTCAACGAGCACCTCGGTGCCGAAGACATTGTAACCACAATCAATGGTCAGGACTACACCAAGGCTCAGGTGCGTAAGGTTATGCGAGACTCCCAAAAGGCTCGCAAGGACTTTCTCCCGGCTCAACTTGCAGAGGTTAATGCCCGTCAGAATCGCGTTGCTGTTAAGCAGCAGTTTACGGAAGCGATTAAGACAGAGCTTAACTGGATGCAGGGCGATGACAACGATGTGCGGAAACAGTACGAAATCCTGAAGGAGAGTCCTCTTCTTAAGCAGGCAATGAAGTCTGTTCCCGATTTGGAGCCATACATGGAATACATGGTGGCCCACGCAGCAAACTCGATTTACGGGCGTAGGCCTATCGTCGAGTCAAAGCCGTCTGCGCGTCTTAGTCCTCCTTCGATGCAGGCAAGCAGCTCAGCCCAGAGCGAGCAGCCTGAGACACGAGTCGTCAAGGCCGTGAAAGACATTCAGCAACGGTTTAGCTCATCTGGTGCTACGACGGACTTCATTGCTCTCCGCGCCCTACAGCATTCTAAACGTAAATAATTATTCATCATGGCTTTTTCTAATACATTCGACACAACCAATCCCGGTTCTGGTGTCTCCAACCGTGAAGACCTCACGGACATCCTGACAATCCTCGCCCCCGAGGAAACCCCCGTCCTTTCGTCTGCTCCAAAGAGCAAGGCGAGTGCGACATTCGTTGAGTGGACAGTTGACAGCCTCTCGGCTCCGGTTACGACCGGCGTTGCGGAGGGTGCTGACGTCACCTCCTTTACCGACAAGTTCAGCGGTCGCGCTCGTCTGGGCAATTACGTCCAGAAGTTCCGCCGCGACTTCATGGTTTCTGATCTTCAGAACGCCGTGGAGTCCGTTGGTCCCGCCAAGATTGCTCAGGCTGAGGCCAAGGCTGTCCGCGAGATCAAGCGTGACGTGGAAGCGACGCTGTGCTCGACCAATGACCGCTCGGCTGAAGACGGTGCTGGCACCGTTTACGGTCTGCGTGGCCTTGGCGACTGGATTGATTCGGCTGGCCCATCGGACGTTCCGGCGGCTTACCGCACTCCTGCTGCCTCGATCCATAGCTCTGGTTCCCTGACCGAGAGCGCGTTCAATGACCTCATCACGTCGATCTATCGCGTGACTGGCACGACCAACAACCTGACGCTTGTTGCTGACACGGCTCTCCGCCGGGTCATTGCTGACTATGCGCGTACCTCTGGTAGCACCAACACGGTGTACCGTCAGGTCACGCAGTCGGCTGACAGCAAGACCATCAAGCTGGCGGTCGAGATGTACGAGTCTGACCATGGTATGGTCAGCATCGTCAACATGAACCCTGACTGCGCTCCAGACACGGTGAACAAGGACAGTGGCTATCTGGTCAACCCCGACTACTACGGTGTGGCGGAGCTGATCGGCCTCGGTTCTACCCGCCTGCCAAACCTCGGTGGTGGCGAGCGTGGCTACGTTGACACGACCCTCACGCTGCTGGTCAACCATCCCGGTGCCCACGGCAAGATCACAGTCCTCAGCTAATAAATCAAATGCCCCAACTCACAGTTAATGAGTCCGCTGGTACGCTTATCAACTATGTTGCTAAGCTGTCCTTCACGGATCTTCAGGCCATCGGCAACGGTGGTCAGAAGAACCTGTTCAAGCTCCCGGCTGGTTCCGGTGTTCTGTCCTGCGTAGTCTGGGAGAAGACAGCCATTGTTGGCTCGACTTCTCTTGTGATCGACGTTGGCACAACGCTGGCCGACCCGGACGAGTTCATTGATGCTCTGGACGTTGACGCCATGACCGCTCCTGTCGCCAACACTGGCGATCTGTTCGTTCAGGCCGCTGGCACAACGACCATCGCGGGTGGCGTTTTACCAGTTAAGCTGGTTTCCACAGCGACAAATGTTGTCATTGAGGTTAATGATGCGGCGATTGCTTCCATTACCGCTGGTGAGATTGTGATCGCCCTTCAGGTGATCGACTTCTCCCGCGTCTAAGGAATCAGGAGTCTGTTATAATGGGGGCCACCTATACGGGTGGCCCCTTTTTTATGGAGTTAATTACATCGTTTCCCAAGTACCACGACGGGCAGATTCATGATGCCTTGATTCGTGAGATTAAGACTGGCATGCAGCTAAAGAAGGAGATGGAGAAGGCTAAGGAGGCACAGGCTGCGGAACAGGCTCGGGAGCGTGTCCAGAAGAAGGATTTGCCCGGTTTGGGTCGTTGCATTGGCGTTATCCCTGAGTGGGAGTTTTTCCGCATGCAGCAGAAGTACGGCCACAAGGAACTCCATTCCCGCGAGTTTATGCAGTATTTCCAGAAGAAGTTTCCCCATCTTTCGCCCAATAAACTGTGACCAATAGAACCTACACTGACCTGTTTAGTTTGATTAGGTCGCTTTGCGGCGTTTCAAACTTTACGAGCAACGAGCAGACCAGCATCCTGAACTTCGTAAACCGCCGTATTCGGCAGGCTTACGGGTCTAGTCAGGTGTGGCCTCGTTACATCATCGGGGCGCAGGCGCGTCCTGCGGTCGATGGGGTGATTTCTAGAACCTTTACCCCGTCAAGCAAGTCGATTACATCAGCGTTACGGAGCGGCACAACGGTTACGGCTGTGTGCTCTACTGCGGTGGACTTCGTTGATGGGATGTATGTTACGGTTGCTGGGTTGTCTGGAACGGTTACGCCTAATGGTACGTTTCAGGTTACGGGCGTTGACACGACAACGGTGGCCAATGACACGTTTACATACGAGCTGACTACGGGGACAGGCAGCGAGACGTACACAGGCAGCGGTACGGTTATTGCGGTGGCCATCCCGGATATTGAGTCCTTTAACCGCATTTGGGCAAACAATCCCCTAAACATCGTTTCCGCGAACGAGTACGAGTTCTATGTGGACTTCGATGGGGCGCACGTCATTAACAATTACAGTAGCCTTGACGGCTTCTGGGTTGGGTTTATTAAGGCTTCTGGCGTGCCATTTACGGTAAACTCCACGGACATCCCAGACGAGTATTTCCAGTATGTGGCTCATGCCGCTTATGCCGACTTCCTGCGAATGGATGGACAGATTGAAAAGGCTATGGCGGAGGAGCAGGTTGCCCAGCAATACCTAATGATAGAATTGGAAAAGGCAGAGACACAGAGGAACAACAACTCGCTTTACCGGCGCATTTCAACATACATCTCACGTCAATCACGTTAATTTATGGCTAACACATTTTCAGTTAATCTTTACCCAGTCCCAACGCCGGGAGAGACCGACCAGCGGCTTACGGTGTCAACTGCTGCCGTGAGCTTTGCGTCCACGTTCTACAACGAGAACACCAAGTTTGTTTTTGTTGATGTCCAGGGTGCCGACATTATGGTTACGTTTGATGGCTCCACGCCAACGTCCACTAATGGGCACATGCTCAAGAGCGGCTACAACGACTTCTGGTCTGCCCGTCGGGCTGATGCGGCTAAGATGATCCGCGCTGCCAGCACAGATGCTGCTGTTCAGGCTTCACCCTTTACCGTCTAAAGATCATGGCTAACGCACGCATCGTAAATACACCGTCTCAGGCGATTGCCCAGAATGGTACCATTCACAGGCAAAACACAATTGGGGCTGCTGCGGAGAACGTACTTAATTGGTCGTTAAATAGCGGCACAACCCATGTTCTTGTTCAGATTGGTGGGGCGGATGTTCGTGTTACCTTTGACGGAGTGACTGACCCAACGGCGAGCATTGGTTTCCGTATGCCTTCTGGAAGTTCGGCGTATTGGACGCGGCAAATGGTTACAACAGCAAAGGCCATTCGTGAGGCATCAACAGATGCCGTAATCGAGGCACAAGAGCTTAACTACCTGTAAAATGGACGTCTTCAAAACTCTGCTGCTGGACACGCCTGACTCGCTTAATGCGATTACGGGCACGTTGCAAATTGTCAACGGCGGCACGGGCGCGACTAGCGCGGCTGGGGCGCGAGACAACCTATTGCCCGATTACACGGGTAATGTGGGCAAGGTGCTTACCGTTAATGCGGGAGCCACGGATGTTGAGTGGACAACTAATGGCGCGGGAACGGTTACGAGCGTGGACGTTTCTGGTGGAACAACTGGACTGACCACCAGCGGTGGGCCTGTTACAAGTTCTGGGACAATTACGTTGGCTGGCACCCTAGCGGTCGCAAATGGTGGCACGGGCGCAAATACTTTGACGGGTTACGTCAAGGGAACTGGCACGTCTGCGCTTTCGGCAAGTTCGACAATCCCGAACACCGACATCACTGGTCTTGGGACAATCTCCACGCAGGCTGCAAGCAATGTTGCGATTAC